GACCTGTGCCCGCACTGTGCTGCCGGTGAGCATGTCCGCCAGCGCACTGACACTTTTGAGTGGGTTCACGACTGGTCGTTCGGCGGCATGGACCCCAAGACCGGCAGGCGCACCGGCATCGGGCATGGCATCTGCGGTGCGCATGAACTGCGGCTGAAGCAAAAGGATCTGGTGGATGGGTGACCGCGAGGGCGCGATGCGCCTCCTGATCAAAGGCCAGGAGACGGCGCACGACAAGTCGACCAGCAATGACCACGCTTACCAACTTCTGGCGTCCGCCTGCTTTGCCGACCCCACCTACGGCGCCGCTTTCTACGCCAACGGCGGCGCGGCTGGCGATCTGCTTCGCCCGCACGCTTCCGTCGCGCTGTACCGCCGCGCGCTCGAATGCGAGCTCGACGATGACGGCAAGGTGCGCGCGCTGACCAATCTGGCGTGGGAGCTGATGCAGATCGGCGGGCACAAGGAAGCCGTCGGGCACCTGCACGAGGCTTTGCGCATCGACCCTAAGCGCCCGCTGCCTTGGATGCATATGTCGCTGTGTCACCAGGTCTGGGGCGAGACCGACGTTGCCGTCGGCTACTCCAGGAAGTGCCTCGACCTCACTGATCCCAACGACGGCGTCGGCTACCCGACCGCCGAGTTTGCCTACGCCTTCGCACTGCTGTTTGATCGCCAGTACGCCGCGGGCCTGAAGCACTTCGAGTCGCGCTTCCCCGCGCGCCTGCCGCAATTTCTGTTGTACCCGTATCCCAAATGGAGAGGCGAACGTGGACGAACTGTTTTCCTCGTCGCCGACCAGGGTTTGGGAGATACCCTTTCCTACGCGCGTTTTGTGGAGCAGGCCGCGAAGCGGTGCAGGTTCATTCACATGTGCGTTCAAAGTGAGTTACGCCGTGTCTTCGAACACGCCTTCAGGCATCTTCCGAATATCAATTTCTTGCCGTCTCCGTCGAACTTTCCCGGGGATGCTGATGCTTGGAGCACGTTCGTATCTCTACCATTTGCCTTGGGGCTGACCGACGACGAAATCAAGAACGCCCCCAATATCGACATGCCCCGCCCGCCGATGTCGACCGCGTGGAAAGTGCCCGACCGCAAGTTCCACATCGGCATCGCATGGGCCGGCAGCCCGCTGAACGACATCGACAAGCATCGCAACATCCCCATCCATCACTTTGTCGAATTGTACCGCGTCCCCGGGATCCAGTTGTACAGTTTGCAGGTCGATGCTAAAAAGACGGACTTGAATTTGTGGGGGTTCGCCCCGCTGATTCGGGATTTGTCGGGGTACCTTAGAGATGTCGCAGATACCGTGTCCGTACTGGATCAACTCGACCTTGTCATCAGTGTCGAATCAGCTCTCGGCCATATATGCAGCATGTCGGGCAAGGAATGCTGGGTGCCTTATAGCCACCTTGGACGCGACTATCGAATCGGAGCAACAGAAAATTCTGAGCGCCTGTGGACTCCCAAGCATCGCATCTTCCAGCAATCCGTCGATATGCGATGGGAGCCAGTGTTCGAGCGGATCGTTGAAGCGTTGAGGGAGAGAGTCGGATGAAATTTATCTTAGTAGCATTTTTGTTGGGTGCTATTGTTGGCCAGTTGAGCCAAGATCGTAGTTTGAAATTCGCCGGGTATCGCTTCGGTTTTGGAAGTGACGGGTGGACGATTCAAAACACTTCGGATTGGCGCGTCGTTGGACGAGGCTGGTTCCCGTGGCACAAGTCGATCGTGTTGGAGAAAGTAAGTGGTTCTCGATTTGACGAAAATTCCCTTCCTGCAGCAGGAAGACAACGGGCCGTTCACCGACGAAATGGTCCGTCGGATGGTCGACGTGCATAACACGCAGCACGGAATCATCAAGTACATGGAGGCGATGGCGCAAGTGATGGCCGAGGCGGCGATTGCTTCGAGCAAAGCGCTGGGTGACGCGCCTTCTCACGCAGTCGATAGATGGATCGAGGTCGTCAGGGAGCGCGCAAAAGAGTTGATCGTCGAGAAGCGCGAGGATTCGCCGATGCAGGCGAAAATGCGGAAGCAGCTTGCCAAAGGGAAGGTGATCGATGGCCGGTAGCTGGACCAAACCAGTTTTCTCGTCGCTGCTGTCCGAAGTCGGCTGGGACGACGAGAACCAGGAGCTGACGGTGACGTTCGCCAAGAACGGCAAGACGGCGGCCTACAAGGGGTTTGACGAGGGAAAGGCGGCCGAACTGTCCAACGCGGCGTCGGCTGGCGGGATGTTCCTGGGCGAGATCAAGCCGTTTGCATCGGCGTGGAGGTACGTGTGATCGTTTCGCAAGCGGCTACCGAAGACCTCGTCTATGCTTTGCGTCGTTGCCGAACAGTGCTTGGCAACATGGCGGAGGAGCGTGAGGGTTTGTTGGCGGCGATAACGGGGCGGCGATGGCCGATCAACCACGAACCCCTGCGTGCGGACGCCAAGCACCTTGTTCCGCTTATCGACGACGTTCTTGAGGCGGTAGATGTCTGACGAACTCCCCGACCCCGTCGAAACCCGCGCCCGCCTGTTCGAGTCGATGGCCGCCCAGATCCGCCTGAACAAGCACGCCAAGTTCGGCGGTGCCCTCCTAGCGATTCCGCCCGGCGACGGTACTGAGCCGTTTTCTTTCATCACCTTCAACCAGGACGAAGCCGCCATTTTCTGGAGCATCGTGCAGACGCTTGGCCAGATGGCGCAGTCGGCGATGGAGCAGGCGAGCCGGGGGGGGCAGGGATTCGGTAGGCGCTAAACACCACTTAAGGAAAGATTTTGAACGTGGATAAGCACATAGGAGACCTCCGGGGGCTAGACCGGTAACGCGGCAGGGCCTATAAGGTTCCGTGAATCCGCGGAGGCTGGCCCGTGCTGCTAGGCGACCATCTTGACGCCCAAGGCGTCTTCACAGCCACCTGTTACGACAAGGACGGCAACGTCAAATGGGAGGACACGTTCGACAACGTGGTCACCACCGTCGGCAAGAATCTCGCCTTCAACACCTTCCTGAACGGCTCGGCCTACACCGTCACCGGCCCTTATATGGGCCTGATTTCAAATACTTCTTTCACCGCCGTCTCCGCCGCCGACACCATGACCAGTCACTCCGGCTGGCTCGAGGCGGGCAACGCCAACGCCCCGACCTATTCCGGCACCCGGAATACTTGTGCCTGGGCCGCGGCGTCCGGCGGAGCGATCGCTTTGTCAGCCTCCCTGACCTTTACCTTCACAGGTGCCGGCACCGTCACCGGTGCCTTCATCGTTTATGGGCCCGGCGCGGTGAACACGATCGACAACACCGGAGGCACGCTCTGGTCGGCGGGCCAGTTCACCGGGGGCAACAAGACGGTCGCGTCCACCGACCAGGTCGTGGTGTCGTACACCGTGAGCATGTAGATGAAGACAGTTTGGAAAACAGGTCGCGACGATGCACGGCATGTGGCGATGCCCGCGGGATGCCGGGTGTCGAAACTCAGGGAAGGCGATGTTATCGTCTTCCAGCAACGAGGAATCGCGTTGGCGGAACTCAAGGTTTGGCGTGTGCACGGACGCAGCGCACTGCTTACTAATGGGGACCGTTTGACCGAGATGGCGGAATAGGTGCTGATTCTCAGCAGTACCTCGGCGCTGATTTCGGTCACCACCGGGTCGGCCGGCGCGGTCTCGGTTCACGCTTCCTACCTCGACAACAACGCCGGCACCATTACCCCGACCGGGCTGAATACGGCGTCGATCACGGGCGCCACCACGACCACCGTGGTGGGCTCGCCCGGCGCCTCGGTGCAGCGCAACATAAACACACTGATCATCCTGAACACCTCGGCCTCCGTCGCCAACCTGATCACCGTCAACCTGAACGACGGCACCAACACCAACAAAATCTACAGCTCGACCTTGCAGCCCGGCGAGCTGTGCGAGTTCGTCTACGGGCAGGGCTGGCGCACGTTTGATGCCAGCGGCGAGCTCAAGGTCACCGCTGCCAATCCGGTGTCGGCCTATCCGCAGGCGCGGACAGTAGCGAGCGGCACGACCGATGCTGGGCCGGCGTCGATGGCGGCTGGAAACTGCCTGATCCTGTGGAATAGCGCCACGGCGGGCGCCAAGACCTCGACGATCCCGACGTCGGCGGGGACCAATAACCGGTTGACGATCATCGACGTCGCGCAGACCGCGCAAACCAACGCGATCACGGCGACGCCGGCGACCGGCAGCATCACGGGAAACAACGAGGTCTACACCAAGGGTGGAGCGCAGACCTGGGTCGACACGAGTTTAGGATGGGTGGCGGAAGTATGAAGAAAGTTTTTGCGTTTTTGTTTTGCCTGTTGGGCACCCCGGCGCTCGCGCAGATCACGCCGCCCGGCAACACCAACGATCTCATCACCAATGCAGGCAGCCTCCGGTTCGGCAGCATCACGCCGGGCACCGGCGTCACCACCGCCTTGCAGCAAGCGACCAACGCCGCGGGCGGCCTGCTGACGTTCTCGGGCGCGTTCGGCACGCCGACGTCGCTCACCTTGACTAACGCGACCGGCTTGCCGACGACCGGGTTGACGGGCACCTTGCAGGCTGGGCAGTTCCCGGCGCTCACCGGGGATATCACGACGGTCGCTGGCGCGCTGGCGACCACGTTGGCCACGGTCAACAGCAACATCGGGTCTTTCGGATCGGCAACGAACTGCTCCGCATTCACAGTCAATGGCAAGGGCCTGATAACCGCGGCGTCTGCCAGTACCTGCACGCCGGCGATCGGCAGCGTCACGGGGCTGGGCACTGGCGTCGGCACCGCGCTAGGGATTGCGGTAGGTTCGGCTGGCGCGTTCGTGGTCAACGGCGGCGCGCTCGGGACGCCGTCGAGCGGCACCGCTACCAACTTGACCGGCACGGCTGCCGGCCTCACTGCGGGCATCGCGAATGCTGTCGCCAGCGCCACGACCACGGTCAACACATCGAGCGCGACTGCGCCGACCAACGGTAAAGTGCTGACGGCCACGAGCGGCACCGCTGCGACATGGCAGACACCGACGGACGGCGGCGGCCCGGCGCTTTCGCTCTTCTATAATGCATTGGCGCAGATCGGTTCCTCGGTCGTGCGGATCGAGAATCTTGGCGATAGCATATTGACTTGCAACCAGACGGCACCATGCACGTTTGGTCCGCAACGTATCGGAAGCACGTTCTCGCTGATGCTGATCGACGAGATGTCGCAGTGGTTCCAGCAGTATTCGACCGGGTTCCGCCCGGTCGTTCGTTTGTCGAACGCTACAACGACGGTTTCCGCTGGTGACGGCTACACACTGACATCGGGTTCACTCACCAACTCGACGACGCTCGGACCGCAGGAGTCGGGCGTCTCGCTGAATGGCGGTTCGTTGCTGACGTTTTCGAGCGGCGCCGTGGTCACGATCGCGGTTGGGCAACCCTATTCGTCTGTTAACATCGCTTGCTTGCAGGGCACCGGCTTGACTGGTTACACGGTGACGATCAACGGCTCGTCGGTTGGTACGGCCTGCGGTTCGGGCAGCGGTACGGTCGCCGCGACAATTCAAAACTTTGCCAATCCTGTAGCGCAGGCGAGCCAACCAGCCACAGGCAGTACCCTGACGCTAACCGCTCTCGGCGCGGCGAATGATTTCTACGCCTATGAGGCTGTTTTGTTTTGCGGCGCGGCCCAGTCGGCATGCACCACCGGATTTACAGTGGATAATTGGGGCGTCGGCGGGGCCGCTTCGCCGTGGTTTGCCTCGGGTACCAAAACGGGTGTCAGTGATGGCGGCATGGTGTGGGTCAAGGCCGTAGCAGGCAAGGTCGGCCTCTGTGTTCTTGAAAATGGCGAGAACGACGCCCAAGCTGGTTCTGGGCCGGTAACATCTACCCAACAGAACGCACAGAATCAGATCGTCGCCACCGACTGCCAGAACCTCAATGCTTCCGTGCTGTTCTGGGTGCCGCCTCCTTACAACAATGGCGGTTCCCCTTCGGTTTACGCGGGATTGCAGCAGGGGTCGTTGACCTATTGTCAGGCGCAAGGTTGGACATGCCTCAACATAGCTGATCTATTTATAGGCGATCAAAGCGGCACGCTGTCGAGTATATTTCCGTTCTCGGCGCAGGACACCGGGATGGGGGCGACGCCGCCCTGGGGCGTGGCCCAGGGTATGATTACGAACAGCGATAGCCAACATCTGAACGACTGTGGCGAGTTGCTGGCGACGCAACAGTTCATGACCAAGGTTTTCAAGGTGTGGCCGTCAAATCCGATCACATCAGCATGCAGCTTTAATCCGCTATCATCTGGTATTTCGTCATCCTACACCAACGCCACGGCCGCGTTTACGATTATTCAAGGCGGGACCGCGAACACCGGACAGTTGGAGTTTGTCGCGCCGGTTGGACAGGTATTCCACGCGCTCTGTACGGGATACATGCAAGTCGGTACTACGGGTATCGTGGACTTTGAATTGGTTGGTTCAGCAGCCATATCGGTTATCAACATGACGCTGAGCTACCAGACGACTGCCACTAGCGTCTACACCATGGTTTCCGCTTCCGCGCTATCGTCGGCGATGGCGACGTCCAGCATCACGGCTGCAAGTGGGCTGAAGTGGGTACTAGAGATCAACGGCACGAACAGCACGACTGTGAACTCGTTTGCGGTAGAAGCCCATGAGGCTTCCGGCACGCTGACGATCCCCGCCGGCGCTACGTGCACGACGCAGTTGAGCGGGCCGCAGTAGCGTGGCCCTCAATTCGGTATACGAGCCACCGCTCAATGCCAAGAAGTGGTTTGATCCGCAGATCACGGTGCAGGGCTGGTTCGACGCGCAGCTGCTTGCTCAAAGCGGCAACATCTACAACGTTTCGATCGTCGAGGCCGCGAGTGCTGCCGACACAGTCACTGCCAAGGCAGTTTTCAAGTCAGCGATTTCTGAAGCGGCGACCGCCGCAGATACGGTTACCGCCAAGGCCATTTTCAAGCCGGCGATCAGCGAGGCCGCGAGCGCGGCGGACACCGTCACCGTCAAGGCTATTTTCAAGCCCGCGATCAGCGAGGCCGCGACCGCGGCGGATACCGTCACCGCTAAAGCGATCTTCAAGCCGGCTATTTCCGAAGCGGCGACTGCGGTTGACACGGTAGCCGCCAAAGCGATTTTCAAGCCGGCGATCAGTGAGGCCGCGAGCGCGGCGGATACCGTCACCGCCAAGGCGATTTTCAAGCCCGCCATCAGCGAGGCCGCTAGTGCGGCCGACACCACCTCGACGCGCGCCATTTTCCGGCCGGCGATCAGCGAGGCCGCCAACGCGGTCGACACGCCCAGCACCCGCGCCATTTTCCGCCCCGCTATCAGCGAGGCTGCCAGTGCTGCTGACAACGTCACGGCCAGCGGGAAATTCAGGCTGGCGCTTATCGAGGCCGTCGCAGCGTCCGACAGCGCCACGGGGATAAAACGGTTTATCGTCTCTACGATTGACGCCATGGCTGCGCTCGACGCCTTCGGCGTCAGCGAGTACGCGGCGTGGGATCGGTCGCAATTCTTTGCCTTGCAGACTGACTACGGCTCATCGGCGGTCGACCGCTTCTTCCAGTTCACCCCGCCCCCTGCGGTCGACCATACCCAGGCTATTTCCTTTTTCATCTCCGTAGGGTACCAGATAGTTCCCGGGCAGGTGTTCACGGCGACCCTGACCCGCCCCGACGGGACCACGTTCAGTGTCAACTCGCTCCGCGTCCAGCCTCAGTTTACCGACGTCTACACCGCGCTCGGGCGCTTCCACGGTGGCACCTACGTGTTCTGCTTCCTCAATGCGGGCGTGCTCGACCAGATCGGCCAGTGGTCGATCAACGTCGTCACCGACACCAACGTGTCGGCGCCGGCCTACTTCACGGTGAGTTGATGGCAGGATGGTCCCACCAGAAGCGGGTCGCGTTCGAGCAGGCGTTCTATGCCTACCTCGACAACTGCGAGATCAATTCCAAGGATCACGGCGAGCCGATCATCCTTGGCAAGTACCTGATGTACGGTCAGCGGGTGTCAATCACCGTGATCTTTGACGGGCTCGAAAAGGACATCCATAATTTTTACTGTCTCAAATCTCGCCAGCTCGGCATCACCACCATCATCCGCGCGCTATGTGCTTTCTTCCTCGGGGTGCACCGCGGGCTCACCGGTGCACTGGTCTTTGATACCAACGAGAACAAGAATCTGGCTCGAGACGAACTCGTCACCATCATCAAGGCGCTACCCGAAGGACTAAAATTCCCAGGCATCGCCAAAGACAACCGCGACGGCCTGACGCTGGCCAACAGTTCCAAGATCCTGTTCAAGTCGGCGGGCATCAAGAAGACCAAGACGTCGGGCACCCTCGGCCGGTCGGCTGGCGTCTCGCTGGCGCACCTGTCCGAGCTATGTTCTTACGACAACGAGGAAGGGCTGGTGTCCTTCCGCGAGTCGCTGTCCGACATCAACCCCAACCGCCTGTACATCTACGAGTCGACCGCGCGCGGTTACAACATGTGGGAGCGGATGTGGAAGACCGCGCGCAAGGATGACCGGCATTGCATCTGCATTTTCATCGGCTGGTGGGCCAAGGACAGTCACCGTATCGACCGTGACGACCGCGATTGGGAATTCTACGGCACGCAGGCGCCGACCAAGGAGGAGCAGGCCAAAATCGACCTGGTCAAAAACCAATACGGCTTCGAGGTCACGCAGGAGCAGCTGGCTTGGTACCGCCGAGCCATGGACCCGTCGGCGCAGGACGAAGCCGATGTCGACGCGGGCTTCGAGGCCGACCAGTACCATAAGCAGGAGCAGCCGTGGGATGAGGAGGAAGCTTTCCAGCAGACCGGCAGCACCTTCTTTGCTGGCGAGAACCTGAAGAATCAACTCGACAAATACGTCACCCGCAAATTCACGCCCTACATGTTCCTCGGCGGTCGCGAGTTTCCGGACATGAAGGTCTACCGCGCCGAGACCACGCGCAACATCGAGCTGAAGGTGTGGGAGCCGCCGGTTGCCGAGGCGGTCTACGTGCTTGGCGTCGACCCGGCCTACGGCGAGAACGAGAACAACGACCGCTCGGCCATCCAGGTGCTGCGTTGCTTCGCCGATGGCATCGACCAGGTCGCCGAGTACGCCTACCCCATGATCACCACTCGCCACTTCGCGCACGTCGTCGCGGGGATCATGGCGTGGTACGGCAACGAGCCGTTATCCGAAGTGTATTACATGCTGGAAATAAACGGACCCGGCGGTGACGTGCTGGCCGAGTTGAAGGCGCTGAAGTTCCAGGTCGAGAACGGCTACGCGCCGATGGTAGAACAGGGCCTTCGCAACATCTTTGCCAACGTCAGGCAATTCATGTACGCGCGCCCGGACTCGATGACCGGCAGTGGGTCGGCCTGGCACTGGAAGACCAGTCCCCAGAACAAAGAGTCTATTTTAGAAGGATTGCGCGGCTACTTTACCAACGAGCAACTACGAATCCGGTCGCACGACCTGATCGAGGAGATGAAGACGATCACCCGGGATGGCGCCTCCATCGCCGCCGAGGGTAACCTGAAGGACGACCGGGTGCTGGCCATGGCCATGGCGGTGTACTATTGGAGCACCAAGATCCGGCGCAACCTGATCGTCCAAAAACGGACCCGGGACGCGGAAGCCGCCAAGAAACTGAAATCCATCGTTGACCAGACCGCCCTGTTCCATGCAAACATGCTGAGCAGCTTCATGGGGCAGAAGGCCAAGGGGCGGCTGGACCAGCAGCGGCTGGCGGCCAAGCAGGCGTGGAGGTACGGTCGAAGATGAAGTACAAGGAGCGAGGCGGACCGGATTTGGGATCGATGATCGACGATCTTAAAGCAGGTAATAAACAGTTCGCTCAGATGGCGGTGTACTGGGGACTGGCTTGCAACTCCTTGCAGGCGCAGGTTCGCGCGCTGCTTGCTTTGCGGGAACGGAAGGGAATCTTGGAGTTGTGTGAAGTAAGAAACGAAGACATGGATGAGATGCGGAAAATGCCAGTGTCGGGAGTTCCAGTTTATTTTTCCAAGTATCCTGACGGCATAACGAAGATGTACCCCTTTCCGGAGCAGTCCTGATGGCCGTCCTCCTGCGTTGCCCCGCCTGCCGGGAAAAATTCAAGTACGACATCACCCACGGCTGGCCGG